CCGCCATTATAGGCAATCAGCGCCGCGTCCTGATCGCCATTGTAGCGCTTCAGCATGTCGGACATATAGCGCTGTCCGTACCGGATCGAGACTTCCGGACGCTTCAGGTATTCCTTTTGCGCCGCAAGGGTTTTGGGGAAATCCGTATCGCCAAGTTCGACGGAAAGCCCTGCGGCGGTTTTAGGAAGAACCTGCATGAGCCCAGACGCACCTTTGTGGCTTTCCGCGTCTGTTCTCCCTGTGCTCTCAACCCCGATCATCGCCCGCGTCAGCGGATCATTGACGACGGGGATTTTGTAAATAGGGTTGTTCGGATTCGGCAGGTTGTCGTATTTGCCGGCGTCAGCGGCAAGGACGGCTTGCTCGTCATAGGACTTTTCATAGTACCCACGGCGGCGGACGTCAGCTTCGGCAACGGAAAGCAGCCCCGTCTTCAGCCCCATGTCGATCGACGCGGCGATATCGGCTCGAGCCTTGTCGCGGATCGGTTCTGGCGTGTTCGGATCGATGACGATGTCATAGCTTTTGCGGTTGGCATTATCCAGCGCAACGACATTGGCAGCATTGGCCTGCTTTGTGGAAATATCGTGGAGGCCGTCCTTTGCTCTGATGACGGTTTCCTGCAACTGTGCCGAATAGCGTTCCCGCATCTTCGGATCACGGATGACGTTGGCGGATTGTGCCGCAACATCATCGATTTCCTTGCCGTATTTCTTGCCGAGGTTGGCGTAATCCGGGTCTTGCTGCGCCCTGTTTTCGATATCAAGCAGGCTTTGCGTCTTGTGCGCTTCGGCGGTGGCTATATCGACGGCGTTGTTCTGTTCCTTCTTGGCGGAGGCGATCTGCCCGAGAGAATTGGCGAAGGATTCAATCCCGCGCCCAATGGCAGATGCATCGAACGTCTGTATCGTCCGGCCCGAGCGCAGGTTGAATGGCCCGGAAAGATCATAATCGGCAGGGATGCGCGGCATTAACCGAAAACCCCCTTCGCTAATGTGCCGGCACCCTCGAAGAACGAACCAAGCAGGGAAGCGTTGCCGCTCATCCGTGTTGCCTTTGCCGCATCGAACAATCCTATCTTGCGCTGTTCACCGGTATAGAGCGCAGTTTGGGCGTTGTATTCGCCCTGGCCCGCCGTTGTCGTCATCAGGCGGACAATCGTCGGATCGGTAGCGTTGGCCCCGGAAGCCGCCGCGAGCGCCTGCTGCCTCGATTGCAGCAATTGGGCTTCCCGCCGTTTCGCCACGGCATCGCGCTGGGAGGCGGCGAACTCTTCCTTGCCTTGTGCTTCCTGCTGTTGTGCCTGATAGTCAGCCGCGTTCTTCTGTGCGATGCCGGATGCAATAGAACCGGCCGCACCGATGGCAGCAGCGACAAGTTCTAGACCTGACATACCCACACTTCCTGATTATCGAGCATTTCGTCCGTCTTCTCGAACCCGGCCATTTTCAGCAGCCGTTCCGAGGTTTCAAACTTTTCGTCACGGGTGGCATAGACTTCGGTTTCGCCCAGTTGGCGGGCTTTGCGCAGCATCGAAAAACACTGCCTCAGAGCCTTCAGGCCTTGGCCCTTGGCTAACTCCTGGTCCTCCATCGAGAACCATATCCATGCCCGCCCAGCGGCGAATGCGAGGCCGCCAGAGGCAACAAGCTTGCCGTCTTTGATGCCCACACGACAGATGACAGGAATGGCGATCTCCAGGTTTGCGACGGCGCCAGCCGCTTGGCTGGGAACGGAGATGACTTCAACCGTCATTCGCGTCCACGCTGAAGCCCAAGCCCAAAAATGAGCAGGACCAATCGGCGGTCAGAAGGATACGATCATCCGTTGACCAATCGCCTATGATAGGCAAATTCTCAAATTCCACGATTTCGCCGTTGTTGATCTCATCAGCCTGTTCCATCTGATTGTTGATTGGCAGTGGGCGGAGCACTTCGCTGTGCTTTTTAGCCACTCCATAACGAACCCCAGACGCCACGAAATCGGACAGGATCAGCCCGAGATTGCTGACCTTCTTGCGCTTGATCATTGCCGTGCCGTTTGCAGCACCATAAGCCAGCCGCGCAGATTTATAGCGACCGGTATAGGGAAGCCCGGCGCACCAATCGGTAACGGCGCGATCGACGACGATGTTACCGGAGCTATTCACGGTAAACAGTTTCGGCACCGTCTCGCCATTGACGACTTCGGTAAACGGGGCATCATCGGCCCAGACCTTCACGGCCTTGCCGCGTAGATGCGTACCGACATTGATTGTTGTTGAAGCCGGTGAATTCGTTCCCGTCGTAAACGCATCCATGACCCTGGCGAGATGGCCGGGGGCGGCAAGGTCATCCCTGGTTATCTTTTCTATATGCCGGTGGACGGCCGAATTGATGGTGCGGTTGACGACGAAATACACCCCGTCCTGAATGGTGCCCGGAAGCACGGCGACACTTTCAAACAGGCCATCCGTGGTGATCGGAATGAAAGCGACTACCTTCTGATCGGGGACATAGACGATGCACATGCAGGTGCCATCGGCGAGCACCGCCCATATCCGGGTATCAGGACGGCGGGAGACGGCAACCTGTACCACCCCAGGCTCGAAGAACGAGGCGCAAAGCCGTGTCAGTTCCGAGGCGGAATAGTCGGCGGAATCCGGCGAGAACAGCAGCTCATAAAGCGCCCTCCCCGTGCGGCCGACGAATATCCCCTGCCCATCGATCTTGATGGCGTTGACCGGCGCGGAGCCGACAGTCGAGGATGATTTCAGCGTCAGGTTCGTCGGTGTCAGCGGTTCGTCAAGGCCGTTCGACTTGGCCGTGATTTCGCTCGCATTCGAGCCGAGCACTAATCGTTGCAATGGAAGTGTCCATTGCACCGAATTGACGCCGCCGATTGCCAGCGAACGATTGATCGGCCCGCTGTCACCTTCGACAGTCTCGTCAAAGCTTTCATAGGCGTCGGATTCCGAACCCCAGAATTTGTCGAAGCCAGCCCAGAACAAGCGCCCTTCCGACAATGCTACCGATGACGGCCAATCCTGCGCATCGCTCCACATCCCCTCTTTCCAGTCGGAGGTGTATGTGGTGTTCTTGAACGGTTTAAGGACATCGATTTCGACGGATGTCTTGCTGGTGAAATCCGTGACCCGGCAAATGCCGTAACCGCCACCGCCGTCATAGTTGATGGTGATGTTGGCGGAGCCAGACGTATAACTCCCGGTATCGAACCCAAGCCGGTAATAGACGATGGCGTTGTCATCGCTGTCATATTGCAGGATGTTGGTGACGTTTGCAGTTTGGCCGATCGTGTCGCTTGATGAACTGTTGCGATACGGCTTGAAACCGTAGTCCTCGCTGTCGAAGGAGCGGAATGTCTTGATCGTTCCCACCCATGTTCCGGCAATGGTATAGGTCCAATCCCTGTCATTAGTCGCAGCCGTGCCGGCGTCGACACCGGTTACCTTGATCGGATCGGTGAATACCTGTTCATCGGTTATGCTCTGGACGACAACCTGGCCGTCATGGAAGAGGTAGAACAGCGCCCCGACATGCGAGGCGGAAAAGAAGTTGTCGCTTGCCGTGAGCGTCGTATGGCCGCGTGTGGCCCCCGGCTTCAGCCTGACCGGCGCCGTTTTGTCTGCGGTAAATGGGCCGTTATCGACCCAATACTTGACGATCGACCATGATCTTATGCCGCGGCGCTCGATCCTGTATTGCTGCAAACCTTCGCAGGCGATGAACATCACGTCGGCGGATTGCGCTTTGCTGATCGAAAACAGCTTGTTTTCATTCCATGGCGTATCGAGCCTGAGGATTCCGCCGCTTTCGATCTGGCACGTCTTGACGCGCATCGTCGGTTCCGATGTCGTCTGGAAAAACAGCCAGAAACTTGACCCGGTGGGCGTGAAGGCGAGCGAATGGACGCCCTCTTTTAATTCTGTTTCCTCGATATACTGATCACCGCTGGAAGAGGAACCGCAGCGGAATGTTATCGGGCCGCGAACGACTTCGATGAATAGGCCGTGCTCGACGCCTCTATCACCAACCGCTACCGTGACTTCCTGCTTTGCCGTTGCCTTTGATCCAGTGGCAGATGCCGTCAGTTTCAGCCGGTTGCCATTGATGAGCGCAGTGGCCCCGGAGGTGGCCGTCAGCACCCATGAACCGGTAGCGCCGAAATCCCCGTTATTGACAGTTGACGATACCGAATTGCGGGTAATCAGTTCATCATCGACAAACACCCGCATGACGTTGGCGCTGAATTCGAGCAATGCCGCATCATTGTCGGAGAATATGAAATCCTCGACGCGGGCGATGGCGTCGTTATAGCTGCGGTTCAGGAAAGCGGTACCCGGCCGCAGGAACATTTTCCCCGTTGTTGTGCAGAGCAGATTGGTTTGATCCTCAGCCGCCAGCCGCATGCGCTCCAGATCGACGCGCGGCAGGATATCCGCATCCACTACCCCGGTAGCGAACGCGTGCTGATAGACGGCTTGTTTCGGCATGCTAGACGCGTTCTCGGCTTACTGTAGAGCGGCGGAAGCGAGCGCGGACCAACCGGCCCGGCGGCTTTGTCTTCACCCCTTCCTCGACGGCATCGATCGTCTTGGCGCGGGCGAGCAGTTTGGCATGGATCTGGAATAGATCGTTGCGGTTGCCCCTGTCATTAGCGATCGGCAGCGCGCATTTGAACGCCATGAGGGCAGCAAGCGCATCGGCGAACGGCTGCGTCCAAGAGCCCACATTCCAGCCATAGAGCGGGCTGTTTGAGACATACCGGATATAGAGCGGGTTGATGTCGGAGAACCAGAAGCCGCGCTCGTCTTCGTAGTCCTCGTGGTCCCCGAGATAGTCGCCCGTTGTCGACATGTTGACGATGCGGACATAATCCTCCGGGTGAGAAAAGGAATACTGGTATCCGAACAGCGGTTCGAAGTCGGTATCATAGGAGAGCTCGATTGCCCGGATGGCGAAGTTCCACATGCCTTCTGCCAGCATGCGATCGACGCTTTCCTGCCAGACATCATCGAAGGCCAGGCGCGCTTCGTTGATTTCTGTGAGCGAGGCAATGCGGCCCGTGCCGATGTGTCTTTGGGCGGCCCGATAGATATCAAGGCGGGATGTCATCGATCAGCCCTCGCCCGCCTTGAGAATTCTCAACTTCGCAGGTTCCTCATAGGAGAGCGCGATGATTTCGCCGCCGGTTTTCAAGTCCAGCGTGGCCGCGATTTGCACCGCTTGCAGCGCCGTAGCACCCATATGCATGGCGCCGAGAGCAGCCGTCGCCCCAGAGCCCCACGCCGAAAACTCGTCTCTGATGCGTGTGAATGAGATGTGCTGCCCATTGCCTTCGTACTCAAGAAGGCCGTCAGCGGTCAGAACGATGGCGCTGCTCTCAGTCAAATCTGGCTGTGGCTTTGTGCGATCTAGCCACCATTCCGCAAAAATCTGCCGCACATAGGATGTCCCGCAGAGGGCAAGGATATCGCCATTCTCCAGACGGCGGATTTTCTCGGCACGGAATTCGACAACCGTTCCGTCGCGAGTGCATAACCCGTCCGCAGCGAGAACGCCGTCTCGATAAGCGATGGTTGTCATGCTGGGTTATCCTTATTCGCGGGCTTTACCGCTTGGGGCGATAGAAGATGCTGCCTCGGTAAAGCCGGCACATGATCGGCGGCCCAACAACCAAGAGGACCGCAATCGCCATGCCTATGCCGACGCCGAGCAGATACGGGTTCACGCCGCAGCACTCGCCGGCTTGCCGCCATTGGCAGCCCAGGCTTCGGCTTCAGCCTTTTCCATGCCGGAAACCATCACGGCGCCGTCAGAGGTGCGCTTGACGCGGTAGCGCTGCGATGGCCCGCCCCACGAGACTTCATAGCCGTTGACGCTTGTCCCGGCGGAGCCTTCCGTCGCGACGAGATCGCGGTAATGCACCTCGACAAGGGCGAAGTCTGTGTCCTCGCAAACGGTGACGATGAATTCGCCGTACCACTTTCGATCGATCGGCAGGACGGAAAGCTTGTCCTTGGCCCTTAGTCTCGGGATGACATGCACCCACGATTCCGCATTGTTGGCGTCCTCGCGGGTAAAGCCGGCGGCCGCTTCCACGAGATAGCTGGCGCGTGCGTGTTCTTCCAGCGCCATTTGATTGCTGGTGATTTTCATGATGTGCCTCTTGATGATGATGGAACCGGAGATATGCGTCGGCGATTTGGGAGGAGGAGCACCGCCGACGCACTATCCGGCTACAGGACGAGGCAACCCGCAGCCGAAGCTGCGAGCCGCTTAGGTGATCGCTGTCGGGGCGGCGACGGTCGCGGCGGAGCCGGAGACGGAAGCCACCTGATACCTCTTGTATTTCGGGCCGGTGGTGGCGATGACATCAACGATGTCGCCCACCTTCATGCCCTTGTCGGCGCCGTCCGAGAAATAGCTGGCACCAACGATCGTGGCGTCTGAATCGGACGCCGTGGTGTACTGGTAGTAGCTCCCCATCGCGTCACTGATGGTAGACGTCAGGAGAACCAGATTATTTGCGACATAAGCCATGATCTGACCTCCTTATGCCGTGGCCGCGAAGGCAGAGCCGTCGTGACGGATCTTGACAACGCCTGCGTTCTGGAGAAGAGCCCCGCCCATGTACATGGACGTGCGAGCCCAGGAGTAGTCGTCTTCGTCGTTGTAACCGACCTTGACCATCATCTCCCCGGTGTTGGCGGCGTGGCCAATGGCGGAGCGGTGATAGGCGTAGCAGATTTCCGAAGACGTGCCCTTGTTCGGCAGATTGCCGTTCAGGATGCAGTTGAAGCCGCCGAAGCGGAGATACCGCATGACGGGACCGCCCATGATGCGGACCTCGACATAGTCCTTGGACGACCATTCCGGCGTCTGCATCATGTAGGCCTCGAAGGCCGGCGTCATGACGAAGAACATGTTGTCGACATCCGTGGTGTCCACGTCGTTGTTGCCAAGCAGGGCGCGGCAGAACGCGAACGTGGAGAGGGAAGCCGGCAGCGCCGTGGTTCCTGCATACTGCGTGGCGGTCGCCAAGGTGGTGAGGATGTCGGAATCAATCTTCCGGTTCATCACCTTGATGGTGCCGTTCTGCATGATCTGCTTACCGTCGCCTTGGGAGGCGAAGATATTGAAGCTCGTCTTGCGGGGCTTGTCGTGCCACTCAACGAGCGTTGCCGTCGAGGTGGTGAGGTTGTCGGTGCGGGACGGGATCATACCGTTCGTACCGCGGGTGACGGCAGTCGCGCCGCCAGTGTCAGCCACGAGGAACCGTGCCTGGTTGCCCTTGATAACAGCTTGAGTCGTTACCGTGGAGCGCAGGTAGCTTTGACCTTGCTCGAAACCGGCAATCGTCTCTTCCCTGTAGGCGATTTCGAAGGCTGTCTCAGCCATATCGCGTACCTTTCAGATGTGATTGAGGGTGAGGAGCCGGATCGAGTAAGGGAGGCCTGAACGCATAGCGGGGCCGCCGGAGCGGGGAGACCGTTCTCGTTCAAGAGCTTTTCGATTGGCATGTGGTGGAGTTTGCGTCTGATGGAGCCGTGGTTACGGGGAGGCCATCATCTGCAAAGGATAAGCGGGTACACCGCTATTTCTTGCGCCTATTTCCGGCGCTTCTGTTCTTTTTCGAGGATGCCCATGAATTCCTGATCGAGCTTCTCGCGGAAATAGCGGTCGCGATCGGATTTCATGATGCCCATGATTTCTTCCTTGCGCGCATTGATGCTGCGCTCGGTGTCGGGATTGGCGAAGACGGAGTCGCCGAAGCGCTCCCGGCCCTGGTCGGATGCCCATTTCAGGAACTCGGCATTGGAGCCTAGCATGCGGCCGTCCTTGTCACGCAAGCCTGCCCAACCTTCGGCACCCAGCGGGCTTTCGGAAAGGAAGCGTTTGGCGAGGTTCATGTTGCCCTTGTATTCGCCTTGCCAGTCGAGCCGCAGAGCATCTTCCGCGTCTTCGCGGTGGCCGTTGTCGGCTACAGTCTGCTGCTCGATAGCGGCGGCTTGCTGCTGCACGTACCATTCCGAAGCGATGGAGACGACATCCGGCCGTGCACCTTTTGAATGGGCAAACTCGGTGAAATTGGCCAGCACCGGCTTGTCAGCGTCGGTGAGGCTCTTCGTGACGACATCCGGCAGTTTGTAGTCTTCCGGCTTGTCTGGGATACCTTCCTGCTTGCGCCATTCCTTCATGGCTTTTTCGTCGGATTCGTCTTCCGGCTTGCCGCGCTGGTACTTGCCTTGCGAGATCAGCATCTTCGTATCGTGAAGAGCTTTGACGACGCCCTGGATTGAGCCGTAACGCGAGATGGTCTTGAGATAATCTTCGTTGCCGCCGGTTGCTTCCTGGCGCCAATCCTTCGGCTCGTCTTTCGGCTTTGGATCGTCAGGCTTGGCCTTATCGTCCTTTGGCACCGGGGCAGGATCGGCCTTTGGGACCGGATCGTCCTTCTTCGGTTCGGGAGATGGCGCTGGAGGTGGAGCCGGATCGGGTTGCGGTGCCGGATCATTAGCCGGTGCAGGCGTGTTCTTGTCGTCCGGGGCTGGAGCGGGATCATCCGCCAGCAGCGTTGTGATTGCGTCAGTCATTTTCTCGTGCCTCGTTTGCCTCAGTCGTCTGCTTCTTCGCTATGCGTCGGCCGACTTCCGCCGATGCGAGCGGGACAAGAGACTGAGCAACAGCCAGTCGTCCAAGGTTGAAATCTGTGAGACGGCGGCCATCGTCGCCGTCAACGAACGGCATTTCGCCAACGCCGCAGGCCTTGCGCCAGATGAGTTCCATCGCCTTCTGGTGGGCCGGATCGCGCAACAAGGCGCGGATCAGCAAGGCCTCGGCAGAGGTCCAGTTGATCGCTATGCGTTTGCTCATGGGTGCTATTTGGCCCCTTGCATGAGAGAACGAGCCGTATCATTCAGAAGCCGAATATCTTCGTCCGAAGCCATATCTTTGAGCGCCTCAACTACATGCGGGTTAGACAAATCCCGCCGCACAAGAATGCGGGCCATTGAGATTATTCCGTCAATGAGTCCAACGGTAATGCCGGCTTCACCCCGGCAATCAACCGTCTCTGCCGCAATCCCAATCTCGGTTTGGGCGTTGAAGGGAATGGTTTGATTGCTGGCCAAATCTGCTATGCTATCCCTTGCCATCACTGTGCCAGCCCTGTCGGCATCAGGATCGCCGCCGTGCCGCTCATCTGGATTTGCTGATCGATACCAGCTTCCATATTGGCATCGACAGCTTGCTTGATGATCCGGCGGTTGTTCCGCCCCTCGATATGGCCGATCGCTCTGCCCGTCATGTAGCCCAGGCAAATGACAATCTGCTCAACGCTCATCGGGGTATGAGTGGTGAATTCGGCGATGGTGTTGTTGATCGCCTTCATCAGCATCTTTGAGCCCTGATCGGCTTCAATTCTGTTGGACATGGGTGCCTCCTCAAAACTTCCGCTCGGCTTCCATGCGGCGCAGGCACTGCTCAGGCGTTTCGTCGGGCAACATTTGATAGCTGCAGCCGGTGCAGCCGCCCTTCCATGATCCAGAGCGCTCGCCGACTTCATCGCTGAAATTGACTGAGACCGTGCGGCTAACGTGAGCAAACATCCGCGTCCACTTAAGCCAATGTTGCCGCCATTCACGCTCCTCGACATTGACGGTAGCGAATCGCTCTTGCACCTCACCAGACTTGAGGACATAGCGATATGGATACGTCTCTTCCCAGCGATGCTGCTCGATGAATTCTCGCTGCTCGGCTCGCTTCGTGCGCCATTCTTCGATTATGTCGAGACGGTTCCAGCGTGGGTCTTCATGCGCCCATGTGCCATCGGCGAGAAGCGTGCTTGACCGGACGCATGTACCCGTAGCCCACGGCATGTCGATTATCTTGTACCGAGCGCCCCATTTTAAATGAACGGAACGATCAACGACAGAGAAGCCCCATGAAGGATCGCGAGCATCCCACGCCTTCGGCTTGTGGCGGCGGAACGGCAATTTCAGAAAGATGTTCGGCCAGCCAAGATGGATGTTGAGCCCGTATGGCTCACCTTCATCGCCGTAGTGATAGACGCTTAGCGCCAAACCGGGCCGCCAACTGAGTTCGATGTATCGGCTTCGCAGACATTCACGGCTGCACTCGAATATCCCGAAC